TATACGATCCAGCACCAGGAGTTCCTGGGGGTGGAGATGAACTATATGCTGGACTTACTGAAGTTGGACTACTTGAATCTATTTTTATAGTAGCACCCAAAGATGCATAAGAACCGCCAACCCCAAAAAATCCACCAATCATTGGATATTGAGTTGTTCCTGTATTCCAAGTTACTGATCCTGCTCCAATATCTGGTTCTGGTTTCTTTTTCCCCTGCCTATCATACGAGTACTTATCATATTTTTCAGGACCCTGCTTTGTGCCTCCAGTGCTATATTCAATTTTAGAACCAAGACCAAGATTACCCGAGTTTATCATTCCAATTTCTACTCTATTAGTCGGATCCTTCTCATCATCAAAGTCCGCATCAATATCTTCATCAAATCTATAAACACTAAATGATTCAAAATCAGTAGAACCTAAAGAAACTGTACTTAGATAATATGCCTGACATGTAGTTAATATTCCTATAGAAAAAGTTCCTTCTTCTAGTCCATTAATTGCAACTTTATCCAATATGAATGTATTTGAAGTAAATGGAGTTGTAGTTAAAATTCCACTGGCATCAAAATATTCTAATTGTATTGTTGCTGTACCAAAACCTGTAATTTTTGGTGGTCTTGGAGACTCATCAAAAACAGAAGCAAATCCTGTTATTTTGGGTCCTATAATATATTGACCAACTTCAATCATGGAAAAATCACCAGATCCAAAATGGACAAACTGATTTGATCCAGTGGAAATTCCTCCAATAACAGATGTTATTATTCCAACAATGTCAGTTGTTCCGAATCCAGTTATTGTTGGTAAGTTTGTGCTACTAAAAAATATCGGTTCTTCCAAATCATCAACTACAGTATCTCCAAGTTTAACCGTCAACTCCTCTGTTCCCAAATCATCGTCATTGAAAGCAGCAAGATTACTTTCTACAGCAGTTCCTGGAAGAACTGCCATTATACTACTGCCTGCAGAAATATTTCCATTAAAATCAGCAATAAAATTGGATCCATAGTCTCTATCTGATGGATTGCTATAGTACTTTAGACCATATAAATTTTTTGTTACTTGAGTCGCAAGATTTTCGACAACTTCATAAGTTTTGATATTTGAAGTCTGTGTTCCAAAACCTAAAGTGACATCAGATTGTAATTCCCAAACTAAATTTGTACGCACTCCAGAAGCAATTCTGGCATCATATGCCGATTTTACATTATAGACTTCATTATTCAGTACATTAACAGCACCAAGAGCTTCTTTATCTATTTCTTTAATTAATACATCATACTTATCAAGTTGTAAATCGATTAAAGATAATTCATCTAATATTGCTTCTCTTTCTTTTATTTTTCTATCTAATTCTTCTTCTAACTCTTTAATTACTTCCTGAGATGCACTGGTCTTTGCCATATATAAACAATAATCTAATTTTTAGTTATTTATTATGAAGGTAGCACTTATTTTGACTGGATATATGAGGAAATGGAAAACCACATACACAAAATATAAAAAATTTATTATTGATAAGTATAATCCAGATATCTTTATTTCATCATACACTTATTCACAAGATACTTTAAATGATGAATTTGAGCAAGTGGATACAAACGAGGTCTTAGAATATTACAAGCCTAAAGAATACCTATTTCGAGATACAGAAACATGTCCTAATAATTTTGTATACAAGGAAAAGAATTATGGGATATTGGGTCAAACGTGGATAGAAAGACAAAGAAGGGGATGGTATACAAATAAATTATCGTTAAATTTATTTGATCCAAAACAATATGAAGTAATAATCAAAGCAAGACCTGAAAATCCTGTTAAAAATTTATTATTAACAAATAAAAATTTAGTTATTCCTGCTTGGAAAGTACATCCTGGTCCATGCGATCCAAAAAAATCTTTGTTTGATAGATTTGCATATGGAAATGCTGAATATATGGAAAAATATTTAAGTTTATATGACTATATGCAAAAAATGTATGATAATAGTATTGATATATCTTTGGGTGAAACTTTAATGTATGATTACGTAAAAAATTATATAGGATTGAATAATTTACATTTAGATAAAGATGTTGATTGGTATATACCTACTAGCGAACCAAAATGGGCATCAGAACAAAGGACTTTTTATGAGAAAATAGAACCAAAATTAGTACTTTAAATTTTTTCCCATTGGTTTGGGTGAGTTGAACCCTGGTGATAGTAATGATACTTCTCCTTTAAAGTTATCGTAATATCACCAACAACTACAACCCTTTCTCCATTCCTCTCTCGTTCTTTTTGGGTAAAATGATAAGTTTCGCTTGGCATTATAATAATACTTCCTTCTACTGGAGTAATTCTATAGAAATCGCAATTGTATCTATTAAATCCCAAAATTAAATTGTGTTTTTCTGCAGTTTCAAACAACCCACCTACACATTGGTTTTTATTTACTTTCTGCTGTACTACAAACTTATCTGAAGTTTCATCTGTTTTTATATAATAAACAAAACTTAAGTTTGCTTCATTGTGATAATGTGGTTGGATTGATGGAGTTTCATCTGTAAAATGGCATCCGACCCAAGATTTTATAACATGATAATCTAATTTTTCATAATCAACATTTAGATGTTGAAAATATCTATCTATATTTTTTTTGATATCTTGAAATAATGGAGTATACTTTTTATTTTTATGTAAAAATATTCTACCTGAACATTCAGGACTTTCATTCTGATATCCATTAAACCAATATGATTTTAAATCTTCTAAGTATTTTTCTTTGTGCTCTTGATGATTCTCTATTGATCCCTGATATATTACTAAAGGAAATACTTCATGAACTTTATCCATCAAAACCCATTTATGTTATATTCTTCATTATCTCCTGGATAATCATTTGGAGTCAAGCCTCTATACTCTGATATATTTTTGTCAGTATCTTTTCTCTCCGCAAATACTGTATAGTAGCATTTTATTTTCTTTCCTGAAACTGATTTTATTTTTATTTTCTCCCCATCTATTAACTCATCGACATACAATTCTTGACTATATCCAAATGGAGTTAAAGATATACCTATACTTTCAGTATAAACAAAATTCTTCCAATAATCTGGAAGAATTATTTCATTTTCATTAACAAGTTTTCCGCGAATGTAGACTTCTGCAGATGGACCTTCTAAACAAATATATCTTAATCTATGATTTTCTTTTGTTGGGTGAGGAATATCGAAAGATTTTTTTGATACTGCAATAGCATGAGTTTTTGCCAAACTAGTAAATGAATTAAAAACTTCAGATGCTCTCACAACACCAGTCACTTTTACTATTCCATTTACTGTTAATTTACCATTTATTATTTCTTTCCCACTTATTGTCGATTTTCCGTTTACTTTGAATGATCCAATTACACTACCAAATCCACTAGTTTTATGAGAACCAAAAACTTTACCAATTCCTTCTATTATTTCAGTACCAAAGATATTATTAACTCCATAAAAATTGGAAACCCCAGTAACTTCAAGTGATGCTGGTGCTGCTACACCAGGAAATGGAGGTCCAATCATACATGCAGCACGAGCAATTCCAACCTGTGGAGTTGCACCAATAAATACAGGACCATTTAAGACTGCAGTTCCTGGAAGAATTCTACTAGATGCAGTTAAGAATGAGGTATCAACTGCACCTACTATCAGCTTATCCCCAATATTTGCAATAGATGCTGTTGCTGCCATGTTATGCGAAGTATGATAAGAATTTCTTTAAATTACCCAAAGCATTTAATAATGCACCAACCAAAGATCCTTGAGTTAAATCTGTTAATGAAGAGCTTGATTGCTGTACACCTGCGGTAATATCAGCATAATTTCCCATGACATTAGCTCCACTTACTGCAGTTATATCAACATTAGTACCTTTGACTCTAGAAGTTGGTGCATCTGCTTCTAGAATTTTTCCTGCTTGCATGGTAATTTCACCATCACCATCTTCTGCCATTATTCTAATATTTTTTGCCTTTAGCGTGATTTGTCCATTTGGAGCTTCGAATACGATATCTCCATTTTCAGCTTTAATTATTTTTGCTACTTCTTTAGCATTTAAATTTTTTCCAACTTTTTCTGTGGATGAACCAGAAACGATGTCCCCTTTATTGCCACTTTCAAAATAGGTAAAACCATTTCCTGCATCTGTTATGACAGAATACTGGCATTTATCACCAGAAATTTCTATACCAGATTGGACTCTAAATCCATATCCTTGTTGCCACCATTCCTTTTCTTGTTCTTCAGACATAGTATAACCTTTTTTATATTTATTTTAAAAAATCAAACACAATCAACAACATTAATTACTCCAAATTCATTGATAGTTGTGACCAATGTACTTGGTGGAGTATATTCTATCACGGGATAGAGTTCTGCACCTTGCCCTGTATTTGTTATTATCGATAATGTTGGTAAAGTATCAAAGATTGTACTGCAACTGATACTAGTGACACCGACTATAGATCCTTGTTTTGACAAGATAAGTCCAAATTCACAATTACCAACCCTAATTTTATCACCGTCAGTATATCCATATCCAGGTCTTTCTGGAATGATGCTTGTAATTATGCCAACAATTCCTGTTCCTATTCCACCAATACCTCCAGGAGGTATTCCGATACCATCTCCAGAAGTACCAATACCACCAATTCCCGGAGGAGTGATAATAGTTGTTGCTCCAGTCCCTGCCGTTCCTCCAGATTCTGGAAGAATATAAGTTCCAGGTGGAGATTCATTTGGATTGTTTGGTTCTGGACTTAATATTGGAGATAGTTCATTATTAACTAATACTGTTGTCCTAGCAACCTTATTTCCCTCAGCATCATATAAGCTAAAATATTGAGTCTCTACATTTTCATTTATACTATCTTGTTTAAATTTGAACGAAATTGAGGCAGTATTTGAATTTATAATTAAATTACCCGAAAGAGAAGAAACATTTTCCATGTCCTCTAATTTTATATCACCAGACAAATCATATTCCAATTTAGTTCCATTTGGAACATTTGTCGTTGTAACTGTATATCTTACTGTTTCTCCCTCAAAGAAAGAATATTTATTTGCGGTGACTAGATAAGTTGGATTTTCATTGAACTTTGTATAATCACCCTTACAGTACCCACTTCCAGAATTGGTAAGGTATATTGCAGATACTCTACCATTTTTTATTTTTGCTTTTGCCTTTGCACCTTTTCCGTGGTTTGTGTTATCAATAATATTGATTGATGGTGGTTTTGTATAACCCTTTCCACCTTTAACCACTTTTATTGACAATATTGATCCATCATCAGCAACAATTGCTGTTGCTTGTGCTTGAACTCCATTTCCAAAAATTTCAACTTTTGGTGGAATGCAATATGGAGTCTTTGTTGATGGTGGATTTGAAATCTGATCATCTTGATCTTTTGGATTCTTAGCAGTATTTGTGCAATCAGAAAATGCAGAAGAACCACTATAACCAAAAACAGATAACTCTCCTAAATTCGAATTTATATCAATATCATTAAGATTGCCTAAGACTTTATTCCATCTATCTCCTGGTGCAGTTTTGGATCCCTTACATGGTGTCCATTCAGTAGTAGTTTCACATTTTAATTGATCACATCCAAGGAAATTTAAAATTTGTTGTGCAATTGAAGAAACTGAACTTAAAATGCTTGATACTGTTCCCAATCCACCAACTAACCAACTAACACCAGATAAAATAGGTGAAAGTAAATCATCAAGTAAATCCATAATTTTTGCAAGGATGGCAGCAACTGCCTGCTGTACTGCACATAATGGGGCATTTGTAATATTTCCTACCATTCCTTCTAGGAAATCACATAACCAAGGACCCAATGCTGCCAATATCTTTTCAAAAACGCAAAATATAATATCCATTATATTTTTTGTTGCTGAAGCAATTGGTGGTTGTTGAGGTAGTGGTACTATAAGACCAATAAGTTGCCCAAACAATTTACCAATTAAACCCAATATGCCATTACGCATATTGTTTATTATAAATTTAATAATTCCTAGTATTCTTCCAGCAAATTCACAAATTCTGGTAGGTAAATCTACAAATGTATTTAAAATCTGATCGATATATGCTAATCCAGTATCAAGATATGACAACCCAGTTGAAATTAATCCATTAACAAAATTTAAAAATTCTTCTATTACCGATTGTATTTTTGAGATTAAATTGTCAGTACATCCATTTTCACGAACTACTTTAACACTACAGTATTCCGTCTCCCACTGTTGTGTCGCTAGGTCATTTCTAATTAGTTGATCTTCCCCCGATTTATTCTCTTCTCTTGTAAATTCTACAGGATCACCAACTAAACTTTTATCGGAAATATCGACAGGAGTAGAATTTGTTTTTGGTTCTCCTTGAACCGCATCATTTTGTCTTCTTATTTGTGTTGCACCTTGGGATAATTTACCCTGCAATCCAGTGAATGGTCTAAACTGAGAACTTTTTTCTTGCTGCAAAAATGATTCATCGACAAGATTTTGAACACTTTCATTTCTGTGAAGACATCCCACAACAACTGGTTGCTGGGCATCATCACCATCAATAAAAAATCCAAAAACTGTTTCTCCGCCAGTTAGTCGCATTGTTTGTCCAACACTACCTTGTGCAGATCCAGTTTCTGCTCCTACAGATACATGTGCCCAAGGTAATTCATCATCAGGAAGTACACCTCCATCAAAAGTATGATAACCAATAATTCTTACTTTACATCTATATGCCCAACTAGGAGAACCTGCACCCTTTTTATTCTCTCCTGCATCTGGTTTAGATTTTTCATTTCTCCAAACGGATGCAGGAGCAACTTGACCGATCCACCAAACAAATCCGTCTTTTCCTATAAAATTAGATTTTAATAAAGATTCTTCAATCATCGAAAATTCTACATTCAGGTGCGTCTGGGTTTAAATCACAAAACAACTCAAAATGAGTTGGACAATCAATAGCATCAGGATTATGCTGCTGATATTCTAATAATTCAGAAAGATAATTTTCCAAATATCTTTTTCTTTGTTTATTTATTGCAGGACTCTCAAGTTCCTCGCATATATCATTGATTATTGTTTGTAGTTCCATTTTAATTAACCATTATTGGACCCATATAACCCATAACTATCACGGATCAATTTTAGGCTAGTAATCATTTGGTTTCCTTCGAAATGATGTCTCAATTCTTTTATTAGATAATTGCCACTTTGTTCTGGATCAGCTTCCTTTTCTTTTGTTCTACTAACTTTAGGAAATTCTGCGTAGATTACATCACCAACTTTTAAATTAACGTTGCATGGTACTATCATATTTAGTGCTTGTGTGAACAAAATATTATATCTAGAATAAGATTTTGCCATATCCGTAATATCTCTTCCGGAATCTATAGTCACTTCTTCTTCAGATAAAACCCCTCTATCGGAAACTCTAAACATAATTCTAGAAATAGAATCTCCAAATTCTTTTGACACTGCTATTTTACTTTCTCCCCCTAACTTATTTTTGATTTGATCCTTTAGTTTATATACATACTGACTTAATGTATTTGTATATAAGTCATAAAAATAAGTTTTATTCACATACATTCCAACTCTTAATGATTTCATTAAATCTATATTTTTTTCAAAAGTATAGTTTAAAATTTTATAATCATTAATATCCTTATTTGCCTCATTAATCTGAGAATAATAATATTTTGTGATTGATTTATCATCTGCTGAAGATGATCCAGATTGTGTTTTTGATACTAATGCATCAACACTTTTAAAATTAAACCCATCCTTATTTTCATAAAATAAAAATCCAGCTGTTCCCTTTGCCTCTCCTGTATTTTCTCCTCCAGAGTTTCCTCCAGAATTAAAAGATGGTACTGATTTTGGTCCCAACCAAGTTAAAACATGAAATGGTTTTTTAGTATTTCCAATAAAACTATAACTATTTCCTGTTTTTTCTATATTTGATGACTTATATTTTTTTGTCAATAAAACATTCTTTAAAATATCTTCAACACTATCGTTAATGTTTCCCGAATACTTTTTCTGACACCTAGCAGTTTCATTTGTTAATCCCTCTCTGGAAACTAAATGCAGGGTGATTATTTCTCTGTTTGTTTCTGGGTTTATATCTGATACTTTAAATACATACATTGCATAATCACCATCCAAATAAAAAGATCCCAGAGAGGTCTCAATCTCAATTGCAACTTTTTCTCCACCACGAAGTGGAAGTAAATTAAATAAAGTTGAACTGTTTGCTAATTGCATTCTCATAGTCACACAGGGTGAGAGAATGTCCTCAAAGTAATCGGCACTTAACAAAGAATTGGACACCTCAACCTTCTTTGAACCATCTAATGATTCTATGACTATTGCCTTTATATTAAAAGTTGCTACTGAATTTGACATTATGACCCAGATAAATTAGTTAACAGCATTGTCTTCATTAAACTATTTACCACTTCACTTGGTGAAGGTCCAGGAGATTTAATTATTTGCGCTCCACCACCACCTCCAGAAATGACAACAGGAGCACTGCCACCCCCACCAGAAGTTGGAAGTGCTATTGGCATAAGAACAACTGAACTTTGTCCTGGTTTATTATACGAAGGATATGCATTTACATCTGGTGGTTTTAATGATGGAGCTGGATTGATATATGCCTCAAATTGTGCTCTTTGCTCTGGAGTCATCGAAAAAATATCAAGATCTTCTCCTCCTACAGGAACTACTGGTTTTGCATTTTGCATCTTTGATATCTGCTGCATAATATAATTGCTATCCTGTCCTCTATAGTTCATAGAACCTTGGAAGTTTTCTGCGTTGCTATCACCAATGAATTTAGCACCAGGATAACTTTGCTTCAATGACTGGACTGATTGTTTATCTAAATGTGCGAATGGATTTTGATCTCCCTGACCTTTATATGTTTTCTTATCTACGGTGGCACCCATTTCTTTTGATGCCTTTTCTATTGCTGCTCCAATAGTTGCATAAGGACTTCCTTGCTGTTGTGATGGAGGAACAACAACTACTTTATATCCCTTTGCCTGTAAGTCTTTTATTGATCTTTTGATATTTTCTGCTGCTTTATTTGCATCGGTATCATTAGTACCTGCCATAAGAACTGCAGTTGTTCCTTCTGCCCCAGTTTTACCAGAAGCAGATGCTTTTGGTTTTACCTTAACATTTCCACCAAATCTAAAGTATTTGTCTGCATAAGGTGCGGAATCAATTGATCCTTTTCCTGGTGGTGCATATTCGAAATGTAAATGTGGACCAGTTGACCCTCCAGTACTGCCAACATAACCAATAACTGTTCCTGGTTCAATTGCTTGACCCGTTTTTACATTTGCGGGTTTATCTAAATGCAGATATCTAGTCATTGAACCATCTGTATGATTTATTTCAACAAAATTTCCAGCACGATCATCCCATCCCGCATACTTTACTTTTCCTGGTTGAATTACACTAATTGGTGTTCCTGTTGGTTCACCATAATCAGTTCCTCTATGTTGTCTTCCCCATCTCCAACCAAATCTACTTGTTATTATCGATTTGCTTGGTAATTTTCCTCCAGTTGCAACAACATCTTGATATTCACCTGTTGCTTCAGTACCAGACATTTCTGGCATTGGATCACCATATTCTAAAGGCATTCCCTCTTCACCTGCTGCTGCTGCGGCAGCATTTACCATTGAGATAAATGAACCGTGGACGAACTTTTCGAACTTCTTAACAGCATCTTCAAATCCTTCAGTCAATCCATCATAAGAAACTTTTGATGCTTCTGCTTTTTGTTTTGCTTCTTGAGACTTTATCTTTTCTTCTTGCTTCTGTTTAAATGTCTTTTCTCCAACTTCATGTGCCCTATCTCCCAACCATCCACCTGCCATTCCACCGATGGCACTACCCACAACAAACCCCAATGGTGGAAATGGAATCAGTGCTGTTCCAATGGCACCACCAAGCAAACTACCTGCTAAGCTTCCTCCAGCACCTGCTGCTGCTTTACCTACAGATTCTCCCTCTTGAAGACCTGTGGCAAAATCCAATCCAGCAAAAATTGCATTTACAATTCCAATAGAACGTAGTCCTCCAAATTTTAATGCTGGTCCCTTAACAGTCGGTTTTGGTGGTTTACCTGCTGGTTTTTTGGGTTTACCTAATTTTCCTTCAGATGGGAACATATTTCCCAAGAATCCAGCAACATCCATTGCACCGGATGCTAAACTGTTTAATAAACCACCAGGAGATCCAAAATTACTGGCAATATTTAAATTTGAAAGTGCTTTTATCTTTCTTTTCTCTGGTAGTTTTAGTCTATCTAATTCTGCCCTTTCTGTAGTAATAAATGAAGAAAATGATTTAAACTCATTCACAAATCTAGGCAAAGACCTCTTTGACCTAGCATTGAGTGAGACTATATTATTTGCTACAGAAATTAGTGGTGAGGAAAGTGATTTTGCCATTATCCGTCAACAATATTATAGACTATTTTTGAATAAAGAACTAAGAAATTTTCTGGATCTGATGATGGTATATAAGGAATTTGAGGACCAGAAACACCAGGTCTTGTTGGTGCTGGAATTGGACCAGAAGGTGCCTGCTGTCCTCCTCCACCAGTACCACCAGAAAGATCCAATGGTAAAGTAGTAATTGTTGGTGCTTCTGTCTGTGATGGTGGTGGTTGAGAAACTGTTTCAGTTGCTAGTTTCAATTCTTCTCTTTTCTGTGGTGATAGCATCCAATCGGGAAGATCTTCTCCACCGACTCCTGGTTGTTCTTTTGCTTTTACATTTCCTCTTGCTTCTCTAAGGTTCTCAGTATAAAGTTTACCAGTTCTACCTAAAGATCCACCTTGTCCATGATATTCACTTAATCCCGCCCATTCTTTTCCTAGAACTTTAAAATCAGCAGCAGTCAATTCTTTACTTACATCAATTCCTCTTTTTTTCTTAGCAAGGTAGAGAATCATTTGATTTTGTAATTCTGGAGTAAATTTTACTTTTCTTGGATCCATACCCATTTCACGAACTATTTGCTCTGGATATAAAAATTGTCCCGCACCAACAGCAGCAGATTTACCGCCCCTCCATCTTCCTTTACCTTCTGCTAAAAATTTCTCTTGTAATTGCTTAACTTCCATTACTGTTTTTGTGGATAAATCTCCACCATATTGACTTCCACCAAAGAAAGTATTATAACCTTGTGCTCCAGCAGTTCCCTCTGCTTCTCTTACTGTTGCAATAAATGCTTTTTCTTCTGGTGTATCTGCCGTTATATCACCTGCGTTAACTCCACCAGATTTCCCCGTCTGTAATCCACCAGGAGATTTTCCACCTCCCCTTTGACCACCTCCACCTTTTTGTGATGATTTTGATGATGGACTTCCTTGTGATCCAGATTTAGAACTTTCACCACCTTTGACCATCTCATCAACTGCATTTCCAAATCTAGAGATCAAAGCAGAAAACGTATCTAATATTTGTCCTGGAATTGATTGCTCTGTTTGTACTGGTTCAACTTGATCTCTGGAACCAGCAAGTGCATTTACTGCCGCTCCTCCTGCTGCCAATCCACCAAGACCCAATCCAAGCATTCCCAATTTTCCCTTCATTCCTTTAGCACTTTTGGGAAGAGTTTGCTTCATTCCAGACTTAGGTACATTTACATCAATATTCAAACCAGAAGAACTTCCAGGTCCTGCTTTTGGAAGACTCGATAACTGATTGAATATTTTTATAATTGTAGTTCTAATTAATTTTGCTACTTCGAAACTTTCAGTGAAAGATTCTTTTAGTGAAACTAAATTGCTTCTTAATGTATCAATATTTCTTCTATCACCAAAGAATTTTATAAAGTCAATCGCAGTTCGATATAACTGTATAAAATTGGTAAGTAGATTATTTGGACTTGAAGAATCTATATCACTTACTCTTTTTTTATAATCCTCACTTATCTTTTCAACAATGTTTGTTGTTTGATTTTGTATTCTTTCTACTACAGTTTGTAGTTGAGTTATTTGATTATTTTGCGTCTCTGTTTTTAATTGCTGTATTTCTCTTATTGTATCACCTTCTACTTGCTGTATCTTAGCATCAGTATTTTGATTAATTATATTTGTAGCACTTCTAATTGAATTATCTACCTGATTTAAAATATTAGAAGATATGGTATTTACTATTGAATTAATGTCTGGTATTACTGGTTTTACTGCTGCCCTCTCAAAACCAACAATTTTATTTGCTGCATTTGATACTACAGAAGTGCCAAGTGGATTTCCACCAGAAATAAAATTCTGAAACGACTGAGTACTCGTTGGTCTATTTCCAACAATTGCTTGTGGATTAATAGCAGGACTAATTGCTGGCATTTGCTTGCTGTTGTTTCAGTTTTTCGTCTTCAATATGCTGTCTCAATAGTGCTAAGTAAATATCCCTTTCCCAGGGCATCATATTTTCAATCTCTGTCAAAGAATATTTATGGAACTGCATTAGGGCAAAATTAATTTTAAAATATGACTCAAGTTCCATATGAGCCATAATTAACCGAAAAAACTCGTTAACCCTTCTAATACTACAACATTTTCTACTTTTGTTTTTGGATTAACTACCTTTATTGTATGTGAGAGTTTTGGCATGGTTTCAAAGAATTGCTCTATTTTTTTAAATTGTGATGAATTCATACTTTCAATAAATTCAATCAGTTCTTTTTTAGTGCAATCTGATGCAGCCCAAGACTCATCATTACTGAATATTGCTTCTATGCATGAAGAAATAATATCAAAAGATTTTTCAATATTTGATTCGCTCTGAACTGCACTAAAATCAAAATTATTTTTAATAAATTGTTCCAAAGAAGGATACTTCATCTGCAGAACTAATTTATCATCAAGTTTAATATCTTTTGTGTGTTTTGGATCTTTTTGTACCTTCACTTCATCAATATAAACAGTGACAGGAACTTGAGTTTCTCCATCATCATAGCAAGTGACAATTAGATCAATGCTTTCACCAACAGATTTCCCTCTAACATTCAGGAAAATGTATTCAATATCAAAAGTTGGGAGTTCTTCAACCTTAATTCCTTTAGTTAAAATACACTCCTTCAGTACTTGCTTAATTGCATTAGTGATTTGTTTTGTATCCTGACTTTCTAATGCAAGAATTAAAACCTTTTCCTCTTTTACTAAAAACGGTCTATATTTTATTGTTTTTCCTGTAGATGGCAATTCCAACTCATATGTTGGTGTAGAAATACTTGGTAAAGGCATAATGTCCTATAAAATTCAGTTGAAAATATTTATGAGTACGTAAATAAATTTAAATTACCACCACTCTTTTCAGTGACGTATCTAGTATAATTGAAAGTAATAGTACTTTTTGTTATTGTGCTTCCTTCATATGAAACTGGAATCGCAGTAATATTAGTTGGGAATGCATCAATCATTCTATATGTTAGTAATGGTGGAAATCCGACCTTATTTAAACCAACTCTAAAATTTCTTTCAAATTTTGTGATTGATATAATTCTCTTATATTTTTCTGGATATCTAAATCTAAAAAAGTTTTGAGACCCTTTAGCATTACCTTGTCCAGAATTTGATGTATTAAGAAGTCCACTGTCATCATAAACTGGATTAATATAATTCATCCATTCTTCAAATAATCTAAGTATTCTATAATCATTATCAACATAAAATGTCATAGTGAAATCTGGATATATTCTTCTTGTTGGAAATCTTTCTATAACTCCTTGACGACTTCCAACTTCTTCTGCCATATCAAATGTGGCACCAGGAAGAGCAGCTTCAGCGCAGAAGAAATCGTAATATGTATTCGAAGTCGGATCTAAAGTTAAACCAGCAGAGGCAAGCCACCCAAGAAGATTTGAATCTTCACCTTGAGCATTATTCAGATGTAAAGATACTTTGAATTGACTCGAAACTGATAAATTTCCAAAAATATCTCTGGCACCTTTAAGATTGTTGACGCCATTTCCTGGGAGACCATTAGGTGTTGTTATTGTTGTATAAAGTGGTCCTATATTTGGAAGTCCACTTGGTTGATCCGCCATAGAATAAATATTTTTTAAGATATTATCTATACTATGTATGCCACATAAAGACGATTCTGGATATAGGCAAGGAAAATTTAGACCATCAAAACCAGAAAAGTATAAAGGTGATCCAACAAATATAGTCTATAGATCATCATATGAATTAAAATTTATGCAATATTGTGATCTTACTGAAAGTGTGAACGAATGGAGATCTGAAGAATTTTTTATACCGTATATTTCACCAATAGATAATAAAGTTCATCGTTATTTTCCTGATTTTTTTGTTAAATATAAAGACAAAAATGGTGTTGGTAGAACTTTAGTAGTTGAAATAAAACCACAAAAAGATTTAAATATGCCAGAACAAAATCCTAAAAGAAAAACTAAATCTTGGGCATATAAAGTAAAGACATGGGCAATAAATCAAGCAAAATGGAAAGCAGCAAAAGAATTTTGTTCAGATAGAAAGTGGGAATTTAGAATACTAACAGAAAAAGAATTGGGGATACCAGTAAAATGATCTCAGAAGAAATAAGAAAAAGGGCAGGAAAAAGATTTTTTGGATCTAATTGGTGGACGAATCAATTGATGAATGAACTTAGAAATTATCAATATAAAAATATTAGTGAATTGGACACTAACTTCATAGTTCCTGGTGATTTGGTATTTTTCTTATACTCTGCAAAATATCCTCAAAAATATGAATGGTGGGATCAGCATCCATTATCCTATATAATTGAAGTAAATCCAAGAGAAGGAAGTTTTATAGGAGCAAACCTACATTACTTAAATCCACAATACAGAGGTGGAGTGGCAAAATCTCTAATAAATAAATCAGGTATTTCTAACGCACCAAAAAAGACATTGCACAAATATCTTTTTTCTGGTGTAATGACTGAAATGTTTAAAGTCCCTAAAAATGATTGGGTTGGAATTTCGTTATTACCAACAGAGAAATTTGTAGATAAGAAAGGACAACCAGTATCCAAATATAAAGTCTGGGACGCACCATAATGGCAGAATTAACAGTAAAAGAAAATATATTAACAACAGATTCTAGGCTGCCCAATGCCCCATGCTTAGCATATGATTATAATTTAGTATATGATCCCGATACGGGGGAAAGTTATGTAGTGAGACAAGTTGGAACGGGTGGAAATATCACAAAACCATCAAAGAACTCACAGTGTGATTATATATTCACTAATGGTGCATTCACGCAGGCAGCAATAGATACATTTGGTGAAAAAAGATTAAATGAATTATTCTTAGATGTAAAAACTAATTTAAATAAAACTTATCAAGTTGTTGGTGGATCCACAAAAGGAGCAATTAAACCATCATTTCTTGGTAATCAAACTTTTGATGTAGTTGGAACCCCAACTACATCCACCAATAGACAGTCTCAAACCAATTTGCCATCTGCATCTACTTTAGGAACACCAGCAGGAATTTCTGGCAGCAGCAGTAGTACATCCAATAATGGTAGTAGCACAGTTAGTTCTTTATTTGGTGGACTT